GAAACTTCCACAGAAGGCTGCGTGCCTTTCTGCTCCTCTGACCCTATCGGGGCGTTGGTCACGAACAGATCACCGACGTTTACGAACTCCGGCGTCTTAACATTCGGGTTCGACTCCGACCCGACCATGATCGCAGCGGTCTCCTGATCGTCTGCCGTCATCTTTGCCAACGTGCCAGCAGGATCCAAATATCCAGTGGACACCGTCGTGAGTCCTTGCGACTGAGCGGTTAGCATGGAGCTAACATCTCCAGACAAAGCCAGCTGAAGGTCGATCCTAGCCACCGCATCCGGGCTATTGATGATAAGCCTACCGTCTCTAAGAGCCACCCGACGGCCATACTGGAAATGACCGATGACCTCGAATCCGCGTTCATCACTTACAGGGCGAATGAGAGCCGTTGGGTTAGCGAGCTTATTTTGGTCTGAGTCAACGAGTCCGCTAGTTGAAGTCGAGGCACCTGTGACTCGAAGATTGGCAATGTCAAGTGTCAAGACTTCACTGATCACGCCCCCGTACGCAGAGGAATCGTGAGCGTACACAAAGACGCCGGCCGAGTTCAGTCCATACTGATACGTGTTGTTCAGGTACTTGCCCTGTAGGACATCATTGCGGCTCGCAGTGAACCGATCCTGCTGCTGAAAATTATAGGCCTCGTGCCGTTGCTGCGCGAGCGCCTGCTGCTGCTTTGAGATACTTGGGTTAGCCAGGCCGACCGGTATCTGGCCTGCTTGAGAGGAGATGTCACTGGGGGAGAATGGACGCGTGTAAGCCATCACGACATTGGGGTAGCCAACGATTCTGCCCGTCTTGGGATGCCTCAAGATCAAAGGCTCAGCCGGGTTATCTGCGCCCGACTTCCCTTCGAACACCGATTGATCCGCAGGCATGGTCAGCGCGTTGCCTATGTCTAGTCTGAAGACTCCGTTTTGTAGCTGCCGAGAGCTGAACCTGAACGACCGCGGCAAACCGTTTTTGTCCGGCTCAGGGACATCCCCGACAGACAGCAACTTCAAATCGCCTATCCCTCGGGGAGAGATGAACTTGGATCTCTTTCCAGTCAGCTGAAGCGTCGTGGTGGCACGGCCCCCAAACTGGATCGTGTGACTGATGCCAGATATGTACCAGATCTGATCTTTAGGAGCGATGTAGATGGGGAAGCCCATGCGAAGCTCTGCCCGCATGGGAATCGTGACCGTGCCTCGATGCCGACGAGAGTTGATCCGATCGAGCACGTCCAACCCGTGGTAGAACATCTGGGTTGGGTCCGACAGGAACTCAGAGTTGTAGTTCTGTGTTCGCCATCCGTACTTACGGAGAAGGTGGTAGTCCGTTACTGAAGTGAATGGCTGACATTCGACAGGCACGCCGGCCTCCTCGGTACCTGAGTACGAGCCCTGCATTGCTATCTGAGTGACGACCTCTGATTCTGACTCCGAGAAATCCCAGTCGATGATGTCTATGTCTTGGATCCACGACATCGGCTTGTTGCCCAAGACGTCCAGGTTGTAGAACGGTGGCTTAAAGACGATGTCCCCAGTCACATCCATGTAGAACTCGTACCCGACCGCCTCCTTGGCAGCATTGGCAAGTTCGAGCTTCGTCTGGTACTCAGACTGCCACATGCCAATACCAATGTTCGTATAGTTCTTCTTGAAGGCGGCAACGTTGGAGCTTGCCGGGTCGAATATCATCTGACCGCCATCTGGACTACCGTTAGCGTTCCTAACAACGGTCGATGCCATCGGCGCATTGACGGATGGCGTTTGACTCTTCGAGTACTCCTGCACGATCGTGTCCCCACGAACCGCGACGCCGCCAGCGCCGTATAGCACCAGGTTGCTGCGCATCTTCGCGAAACGCTTCTCCCAGTACAGCATCATGTCTGAAAGAGCGGCGTCAAAGGTCGACTCTTGAGTAGCCTCACGGATCAAGCTATTCAGCGATCCGCTGGCAACCATGACGTCCCCGAAGGACTGGCTCGCCAGAGTGAAAATTATGTCGTATGGGTTCGTTTGCGCGAAGACGTTCTGAACAAGAGACCGGCCCTGCTGACCCGCGGTGGCGGTATAGGCCGGATTGATGTTCATTTTGCACAGCTCCCACCACTTGAGAATGTCTGCGCAATGAATGCTGACCGTGTGTTCGCCGTTCGAGTAGTTGTCCCCAACCTCTGTGACGAGCCCCCAGAAGATTGGGTAGTACTGCGGCAACCCCTCGACCAAGTAGTAACCCTTGGCATAGATCTCCACTTCCATCATCGGAGTGATGACCGCGTTGCCGTCGAAGTAGAAGTCATCGATCGTGTGACGCGGGATCGCGAGCGATACGCTGGCACTTCCGGGGGCGCTATCCACGCTCAGATCCATCTGAACTGACGTGATGTACTTGTTGAAATCGAAAGTCCGCGAGCATTGTGGGCAGCCGACAGCCTCCGCCTCGCCGTTGAAGTAGACGAGAGCGTCGGGCGCTGTCGCTACCGTGGCGCGAGCGTTAGGCTGAAATGTGCCCTGAAATGGCCCGCGTGCCATGCTAGTCGATGCCCTCTAGGTCGGCTGCAAATGGGTCGGCCTGCTTGGGGGGCAAGGCCACTGCCTGGCTGGGCTGAGGGTTGTTTCCTCCACTGAGTGGAGAACCACCCGTGCCTGTTGCTAGGGACGGGGTAACGTTTACACCGTACGTGTACTGTGGATCGTCTAGATGGTCCAAGAGGTACCACGCCCGAACTGTGAACGAAAATGAGTAATCTAACGTGTGGGGGGCACTGTCGCTCTCAGTGAGGCTCAAGTTGTCGAACGAACCGATGTACAAGATTTCGTCGAAGTATAGGTACACTGAACCCACGACGGAGAGGTTCTTAACCCGCGAGTTGCCAGGCAGCAGCGGATCCGGGAACCACACACCACCGTTGTTCTTGTATAGCAAGAAGAGTGACAGCAGATTCTGATAGCTCGTCGAGAACTGCCGAGCGGTCCTCGTCAACCCCGGGCCGTTGGAATTGTTGGCGTCCATGGAGTAGAACGCGGCGATCTTGCCCGAGCCCTCGATCTTGTCTTGGTTCTCGCCCCAGTGTTCAATGATAGGTCCATTGCGGCCCCAGTTACCACTAGAGATAAGCTTCTCAGCTGAGACACGAAATGACTGTGGGTTGACCAACAGGCGCAGCGGTGGCGTGTTGGCGATCTGGTCCACCGCCGCTTGCATCAAGCGTATGGTGGACTGCTGAGCGGCCTGATACTGCTTGCCAAGATTGGTCTGATTCAAGTCCTTGTTAGCCACCTGCGAAGATGTCTGAGAGGATTGGCCTGCGTTCTGGGCACCGCCACCGGTCCACTGGGGAGTGCTTGGCGCATCCGGTGGAATGGCCGTAGAGCTTGATCCCATTCCCAATCGCTCCTTGGCTCTCTGAATTCCGGCCAGAACCTTGGGGTCGACTTTTTGAGCATTAACCTGCCGAGCCAAGTCGTCGACTGTGATGTAGCCTTTCGGAGCGGTACTCGGTGGAATCGGTTTATCCAGGGCGGCGTTCAACAGATAGGCTTTGCGCTGAAAGCTAGGATTCTTGAATTCTGGGGCTGTAGCTTCCGAGTGATAGATCGAGCCACTTGGAGGAGCTGGATTGTTGAACCCCCCGAGTACGGTCACCTTGAGCTGAGCGGCGGTTTTATCCTTTGCCCTACCCTTGTAATACGCCTCGATCGAGTGCAGCTGCTCGGTACGAGAAGTCGTCTCAAACGTATCCCAGTTCTGAATCTTGTAATAGCTTGCTGTGCTCTTGGTAAACTGAATGAGGCCCTTAGCGACCGGAGCGTGTTCCTTGTTCTTTGCTATCGCACTGGAGCGCCAGCTACTTTCCGATTGGATGAGCTTAGCCATCTCCTCCGGCTGGCACCCAAGGCGATTGCACATCACGACGTACTGCATGTAGAAGTCCTCATCATCTGTCTGAGTGGGACCAGCAGGCGCTGGCGTACTAGTCGACACCCCACCGGTCTGGCCGGGCAGATCGCCACGCGAGGACGAACCCACGTCAGGGTTCTCCGCGATGAGCACGTCATAGGGGGAGTCCAAGGTCCTGATAGATGCGGAGCGATCAAGCAGACGACCAGGGATGCTGGACGCGGGCGGTGGAATCAAACCAACAGCGAAGATCTTGGTCTCGCTAGGGGGGCGAAGATTCACGGTAGTAAGCGGGATGAACTCGTCGTCGAGTGGCTCGGTCTCTGTATCCAAAGCCTGGAAGAACGACAGCAGCTGATACACCGCCGGCTGGTACAGATCAGCCGATTGCTCAATCTGCCGGGAGATCAAGTCCTTGTTGCTGGCCATCCTTTACGCCCCCGATCCGCTGGAGGTTTGAACGCTCGGACGAGAGAACGGAAGGTTCAGGTAGTTACCGACACCACGAGCCGCCGGATTGATCCCCAAACCAGGAATCTTCAGCAGCTCCTCCTCCACCTTAAACGACCAGGATATCTGAAACGTGAATGGCTGATCGTCGCTCTCCTGGATTTCGAACGTTGTGAAGTGCCCAAGGTACGTGCCTCGGTCGAACATCAACATCACGTGCCCTTGCAGAACGATATTCCCGTAGGGGTCGAATACGCTCCCGTTGCACCGGTAGAGGTCGTGCAAGTCTCGATAGCGATCCCACGCGATCGTCTTGTGACGCAGCACTGAAGACAGCCCGGTGTATACGTTCATGAACGCCCCGGTCGATCCATCAGCGGAGATGTCCGTCAGGTCATCTCCCCAATGCTGTTCAACGAAGCCGCCGCGGGTCTGAATCCGTTCCACTTTCTTAGTGTGATTCTCTGAGTAGTTAGCTGGGTTGACGTGCATTACCAGCGCATGCGGCAGCAGAGCACGACGACTGTTGAACGGGCTCGTCAGCTGGAACGCCATCGGCACAAAAGACTGACGAGTCTCAAGGCCATGATGGTATGCAGGATCTTGGGTCGGGACTTCTAGCTTGGTGAAATCCGGGTTTGCTGATGGGATATGCGGCATCTAGACCTCACCGCACACGCTTGTTTCGGTCGTGATTCGCGGCTCCTTCAACAACACGGGCATTGACGAAACGCTTGAAATCTCCCTTGAGTTCAAGCTCGACCTTCATACCACCAACACCCCCAACGGCTGCAGTGGCGGGTCCACCCATCGCGTTTGGCCTCATAGCTCCAGGCTGCAAAGCAGCCAAAGTCCCGGCCGGCGCAATGCTACTGTTGGTGGTCACAGACCGCGCAATATCCGTCGGCGAAATGCCCTTACCCATCGCAGTTGCCGGTGTCTGGCCACCCCCCTTACGAGAACCTGACAGCGCCTTGTCCATGTCCTGCAATGTGTTGAGCATCGCGGGGACGCCGAATTGATTCGCCTCATCGTACAAGCTGAACTGCGTAGGCTTACCGTTACTACCAACATTGCCGCTGTACTGCTGCGCCGGTTCAAGCTCCTGCATACGATCCAACATCGCGGCGCGCTTCTTTGAATCCTTCTCGCTGGCTGATTTATCCTTAAGTTGAGCGTACTCCTTATGAGCAGCGTCGACCTCGGCTAGCAGGCGCTTGCCAGAACCTTCGATGACCTTGTTTTTAGCGTCAGTCAGCTCCTGATGGGTGGACTTATCGCTCAGGGACTTGAACGCATCTCGGATCTCAGCAACCTTGGACCCCTTGCCAGCGTTTACACTACTCGTGATCTTGCCTTGCGCGTTGCCGGGCATCAAGGCGTAGATAGACTTCATCAACTCCAGCATGCCCAGCATGGCGTGGTAGATCTTGTTAATCAGAACATCTGTGAGGTTCGCCAGACGATCCATCATACTCGTCTGGAAGCCAGCGGTTTCCTTCTGGAAGTCAATCTCCTTAGCAGAGTCCACCAGCAGCTCTTGATTACTCTTATCGAGGCTGTCCATGTAAGCGTCGGCCCCGCCAGCCCCTTCAAACTTGGCTCGAAGTGCCGCAGCAATCTCTGTGTTAGTTTTACCCTCGACTTTCAATCTGGCGACCTGAGCCTTATCGGCGTCCGTCATCTTACCGCTGCTCACACGAGCAATCAGCTCCTCCTGCCCCTGCATGATCCCTTGATCAAGCTTCTGAAGCATCTGGATTTCCTTGGCCGAAGCAATCCCCGTTGCCTCAACTGCTGCCAGAGATAACCCAGATAGCTTGTCGAAACTCCTACCAGTCATTTTCATGGCTGCTGCTTCAAGCGTCTTTTTCTTCGCCAGAGGACTCAATGACTCCATAATGGAGGCCTGATCAATTTTGTCACCAGATGCAATTTTCTTCTGTAGGTTGCCGTTGTCCTGGATCGACTCATTGAGCGTCTGGTTTAGGTCAGTCTGGTGGTCGGACTGCCACTTAGCGATAGCGCGTGGGTCTCGATTGGGGTTCTTTAGGAGCGCGATGAGTTTATCAATCTCCTTTTCCTGGCCTGAGCCAAGCGTTGCCTTGAGATCATTCGTGAGGTTCGTCAGCTTCTTGGCTGCATCATCTTTTGCGATCTTAGTGCCTTCAGGACCGGCCATCATCGTGAACTTCAGGTTGTCCATTAGCCCGCCCGAGAACTTCTGATTCAGCATCTGGAGGAACTGGCCCATCTTGCGTGGATCCATTGTCTTACCCAGCACGCCCATGATCTTTGAGACGTCCGCCAACCGGAGCGTGAATAGCCCCAAGTCGGACGAGAATGAGCGAACGATCCCAAAAAACTTGTTAGTCTCCATCCCAGCGTCATGCGCCCCTTCTACGATGGTCTGGAAGCTGGCCTGGACGGTCTCGGCTCCCATGCCTAAATCAGCCATGAGCTGACCTTGCATCTGTGATATCTCGCTCAGGCTCACGCCGAACGCTCTAGAGTAAAGCACGCCCGCCTGAATTGTTTTAGCATGGGTCTCAGCACTAACTGTGGCTTCGCCAGTAGCTTTGCCCAAACGATCTAGGGATACGCCTTCGGCGGTGACCGCATTTACGAACGCCATCGCGGTCTCCTTGCTGATGCCCATCATCGCATTGGCCGAGTTGAGCGCACCTTTTTGAACGGCGTCTAGGCTGGCACTCAAGTCGTCAGAGGCCTTGCCCACATCCCCCATGTTGCGGCTCAAGTACCCGGACGAGCCGGTTGTGGACAAAATCTGCTTGTTGAATTCTTTGGTCGCCGACTCGGCCTCAATCATGATCTTGACGAAGCCCATCATGAACGAGGTAGCAAGGGACAACATCGGGCCGATGCTGGTGATCACGTTCGCGAGGCTGCCGAACATTTTCATGAGACCACCGCCAGCTTTAGCTGCGGCGCCACCGATGATTCCCTTTACGCCGCCCTGCTTCATCATCTCAGAGCCGCGCTTACTGAGACGATGCCCGCCGAGCCGCATCGCCCTCGCTCTGACTTTGTTCTCCCTCGAGCCCGCAGCCATAAACACTGTGGCCATGCGCTTCATCAGAGTCGGAGCATCTTTGCTTAGTAGATCGCGCAGTGGTTGGGCGTACTCTTCGCCTGCTTCTTCAGCCTCCCTGATCCTGTTTTTTCGTTCCTCTTGACCCTCTTTGGCCGCACCTTTTCTAAGAACCTTCCGGTCAGCCGCACTGGTGGACTGAAGTTCTTTTATCCCGCTCGCGGCCCCGCGACGCAGTGATGATGCCCCCTTGAGTCCAGTGGTATTCTTCAACTCGGCGACGCGGGCCATCGCATCCTTGCGCTCCTGGCTGCCGCGCTTCATCTTGCGCGCCTTCTGGAGTTCCGGCAGGAGTAGCTCGGATCGGTCTTTGACCAGCTTGTCCAGCGCCTTGAACTGAGCGGTAAGCTCTTTGATTCCCCTCGTTCTTGTCTTCGCAAGCGCCAGCTGCTTGTTGAAGGCAACGAACCCCTTCCCCGCCTTCCCTACGCTATCCTGGACCCTCTTCATGTCCTTCGTAAGATTGCGTTGGAAGCGGGTGGCCTCTGACAGCCCCTTCTTGATATCAACGCTTATGTCGAGCTTTAGTAGCTCCGTAGTAGTCTCGTCGGCCACGGCTTATTTCCTGCGGAACGGAGTGGTGGGTGTGCGCGGCGTGGGGATCTGAACAGCCGCGGATGGGTCTCTATCTGTAGTAGATACTTGAGAGGTAACTTCCTCATTGCCCCACCAACGGTCCATGAACCTAGAGTTCTTCTCTTCAGCCTCAGGGTCCTGGAGCTGCATGCGCGCAACTTCTTGCGCCGTGATCTGCTTGCGGCGCCGAATTCTCTCCTCGACCTCAGCGATTGAGAACGTCTGGTCCAGAGTTCCTCCGCCGACCACGCCGCGCTCAGGGAGACGCTCTAGGCTGTCCCGCGTGACCTGCTCGAGCTGCTGACGGCGTTCAATGTGCCCGGCTCGAATCCGGGCCTCGTGCTCTTCAACAACACGGTCGTGCCAGTCCTTTTCGCCTCGAATGTCCTTCTCAAGTTGGACAGTCAACTCCTCGACCGATCGCGACACAGACATCACCACGCCAGGCCCAGTCACGATGCCGTCCTTAACCTCCTCGCCCAGAACCCATTGCCGAAGGACCTTGTCCTTGCGGCTCATCCGGTCCTCACGCTCCTGGCGTCGTCGCCGTGCGTCCTGGTTGTAGACTTTCTGAATGCCCTTTCCGGCGAAGCAAGAACCAACGAACTTGGCATGCTCCCAGTCTCGCTCGTAACCCTCGTTGCGATCCTCGATGCCGTTGATCGCTACCCATACTTGCTGAGCGGTATTCAGACCCAAGCGTTGGGTTCCATCGATGCCAGTCACCGATACAGATGTTAGATCCAGTCCCCTCAACTGCAGCCAGCGATACCGAGACATCGTCTCCATCGCGTAGGCTTCCGTCAGGTGGATCGCGACTGAAGCCCGACGGTTTACCTCACTCAGGTATCGCACCATCCGAGCTGTAGCGTCGGACGGCAGACCGTTGAACAGCTCTGCTAGCTTGGATACCCACCGGTCTCGCTCCGGCAGAATGTTGACCCCGCCAACCACAAAGACGGCATGGGCCAGGAACGTCCCCCAGAACTCAGGAGTCGGGCGATCGAAGCTACCGTAGAACTTCAGGAGCGCGAACTCGTGATGGTTCAGGCTTTTGAAAACAAAGGGAACACCGTTGATCTCTGCAGGCAGCGTGAGGAAGCCGCGGTACAGCATTGGCTCTACGTCCTTGTAGACCTCCGGGTTGACCTCAGGCTCGACCGGCGCAGTGATGCTCATCTCATCCTCTGCGCCGTCGTATTCGGCCTTCAGACGAGCCTGCTCCCTGTCGTATTCCTCTAACGCATCGCCCATAGGTTACGCTTTCTGCTGAGACTTGAACCGTGGGTTAATGCCAGCGATGGGTGGGCTATCTACAATCGGGCTGGCAGCTTGGAGATCCATCGGCGCCCGCTTGATCTCCACAACCTCGCTGGGGTCGGCCTGCAAGGAGACGGCGGAACTGAAGTCAGGGGTCTGCTGGCTGCTTCCTTCAAGTGCGGCGATCATCGCTGCGCGAGTCGGTTTGGGTTCAGCCTGCTCAGACTTCACCACGGGAACTTCCATGGCCTTGCGGGTCGCTATCGCGTTCTGCAGCGTCGCGTGGGGATCCACTGGACGAGGAGGTCGACTCGCTGCCGGCGCCGCGACAGGGGCCGCAGCAGGTGGCTCGGCCGGCACGACCTTTGGCTCTTCCACTGGCGGAGCGGCTACTGGCGCTTGAGCTTGCTCGCGGACCATCTGATCTGTGCGACTCATCGCACGCTTGATCTCTTCGGCGGTCGACTGCCGTACGAGCCCTTGATCTTCGAGGATCTTGTCCAAAAGACTGCCGGGCAGGTCCTTCTCGATAGCGCGAGCTTCCAGAATCAACCGGCGGTACTTCTCCTCAGGGGTCTCCTCCTCAGGGTTGAAGTTGATGCCAACCTTAGCCTGCCGCTCTGCCAACTCCAGCACGTCTCCGAGCTTCTTGAACGCGATGTCGAGGGACTCCTTCCCCCACGTATCCAACATGTGCTTGGTGAGATACTGAGGCAGTTCGAGCGTGACCGACCGCATCGTTCCAGTGGGATCAGGTTCCTCCACGGTCACGAACTTAGAGTCTCGGAGATCGACGCCGTTGATCTCAACGATTGACCGAGAGACGTGGCCCTTCTGGTAGCGGGCGATGTATTCGTCCTCCGGCGCCCCATCGCAGTCTTGAAGGACAGCCGTGTAGTCTTCCGACCGCAAACTGCGGAAGACGAGGTCACATCCCCCAATCGTGCAGGCCTCTTCGACGAGACCGATGTTTTTGGCCTTCGCGAGAGCCGCGTTCAGTTTCTTGGAATCTATTGTGCCCACATCATCCTCATTCTCATTGAGGATGACAGCGTGGAGAGAACTGGGACGTGATCTACATCTGGGTCTGGAGACTGAGAGGTCGCCGGAGCTTCATATCTTGATCCGATTCGTTTCGATACACATCTAGTCTAAGTCGCTGTCACCCTAGTCACGCTTACCGCCCGTTAGACCGGGACGACCGTATTGGAATTGTTTGCGAAGCGAAGGCTGAAGCCCTTACCTGGCCCGCCGTTGGCAGAAACCGGTGCAAGACCGGTGTCGATGAACTCACCGTACTGAGAGACGCCGTCAATGATGTCCGTGACGGTCACCGAGCTGTTCTCAGCCACGATGGCCGAGTCACTCGTGAACGACGCTGAGTAGCTGTTGAACCAGCAACCCTCGAAGAACGTCAGCAGAGCGCGAGGGGTCACAATCGGATTGTCCGCCGCAGTCGGACCGGTCGTGACCGTTGCTTGAATCGAAACGCCGTTCGGGTCCTGAAGGACTGCAAGCTCCGAGATCACCAGCTCCTGCTTGATGTCGAATGGCCAGCGGTGGTGGCGCAGCGAGCGCACCAGACCGTCGATCCCACCCTTGTACCCAAGGATCTGGAACAGGTTGACCGTGTACAGGAGGGTTTTGTTCAACGTCACGGTCATGGCTTCCGTGACACCCGGCACCAACTCAGCAATCTGGTCGCCGAAACCGACACCGCGGATCGCCTGCACATCCCTGGACTCGTCGAAGGTGAACTCCGAGATCACACCCAGCTGCTGGAACCCTTGCGCGCCAGTTGCGTAGCCGTAGATCTTGTTCTTCTGCGAAACTGCAGCCCTAGTGTTCGGGGCAGTTCCCATTCTGTATATGTAATTTGCGGTTGAAACGTTAGAAGCCATGTATTTTTCCCCGTTATTCCTTCAGCTCGCCCTTGATTTCATCCGCCGATACGGTCAGCACGACGCCTTTACCAGAACGCAATTCAAGCATCGTATCTCCGTGCTGCGTGCGTCTTCCGGTAACTCGCACTCTCTCAGTTGCCTTGAATCCTTCATGCGCGTGCCCGCGGAGGTCCTTAGACAGAACGATGGAATCTCCAACCTCTGCTGCGTCTAGCTCGGAAGCCTGCTTCAAAGAGAAGAGCCCGTGAATCTCACTAGCTCGAGCTGACAAGTCCGCCAAGTCTGCCCCCACCCAGCCCTGCGCTAGGTCGACATGCTCAGCGATTTCAGCCACACGAGAGGCGATCTTGAGCAGGTCAGCCTTTGCGCGAATCGAGTCAAAGCGCTTGCCATCAGCAACCAACCGATCGATGTTCAAGTCAGTCTCAGCCACCTTGGTGACGATGTCCTCAGCCATCTCCACGTGCGCAATGAGGGTATCGTAAGACGCGGTCTTCATCTCGGGCTCCAAGTCACTATGATCCCACTCCAACATAAATGGGTTAGTAGAGGAGTATCGAGCGCGCCGAAACGGAAGCAGGTCCCACATCTCGTCCAGGTCGACCGAGAGCATGGTCTTGCCGTTAGCTAGGAACTCTTCGAGCGCCACGCGAGCCGAGCGGTGCGACTTAGCTACACCAGTAATAAGACGCAGGACCGACACAGGCCCCAACATGTATTTTTGACCATCCGGGACCTGTACGTAGTCAACAACACCGTCAGTACCAACGGTGACCATCGCCATACGTCTATCGTTACGCGGCAGCATCACTATCAGACGCTGCACTAGAAGAAGCTCAAACCCTGACCTTGCACATCTTCTGGCACACGAAATATGCGAACCAGATGGTCGATATGACTACGCCCGTCGTCAAAGTAACCATCAGAAGGCTAGTGATCGCGGTCAAGTACATGTCTCTCCCCGGGTAGTTTAGGAACGGCGCAGGTCATAAGTGCCAGTGGAGTCGTCAACTTCGAAGTCAGAGACCGCTGTATGCGCGTATCGAGAGCCGCCCCGCTTCAGAGCATCGATAAGCAAACTGGCCTGCCCCTTCGACAGGCCGCGAACATCATCAGGCCCCCTGGGGGGCTCATCCAGCCCCGTAACCTTTGGGGCGCCGACCGCTTCCCATTTGGCCTGGGTCATTCCCCTCATCAGAACGCGCAGGAAGTTCATTTGGGGATCAGTGATCCCGCCCTGCATCCGAGCTGGGTCATACTGGCGAACGGGCGGTGCGGGTGGCGGCTCTGGAGCCCTGGGCTCGTGGTCGCCCTCCCCATCTTCGTCACGGACCCGCTCTTCCTCGCGCTCTTGTTCGTGCATCACCCGCTCAGGATCGCCCTGACGCTTACGGGTCTCAGCCCACGCTTCCCAGAACTCGTCCTTCTCCTCGTACTTCTCGATGCAGTCCTCGATCTTATCGGTCAGGGAATCGCGCCAATTTTGAGTGCGCTTCACAATGGGGAGCTTGCCGCGCTCGAGCGGTCCCTTGTCCTTCAGACTGATAAGACCTACCCGTATGGCGTCCTGACCAGCGCCAGCGCCACTGCTCTGCCCACGGTGCACGGAAGTCCAAACACGAATCCCGACGAACTTGCCGAGCTTCAGGTCATACAGGACCTCGCCTCTCGAGACGTCCTGAACGGGCCGCAGCACCCGAAAGGAGCGCTTCAGAAACTTCTCAATCTCGTCCAACGAGACCTCAGTATACTGAGCCGCCATCGCGATCTTCTTTGTCACGGCGCCCTCCGGTCATACCCAGCGTCGTCAGACTCATCAGGCGCTTGGGAAGCGGTCCGCACGTTGTAGTAGGCTAAGACTGTCCTCACAGGTGCGGCATCGTCGTAAACCACGGGTTGCACCTTTGCCAACCCGGGCATGCTAGGCAGTTGGACAGGTGGCGGATCGATGAGGCTGGGGGAAGCGGACTTGCCAGCAACGTTCTGTCCGACCATCAATCCAGCCTCCTGCACAAATATCGGCGGACCCGAGGTCTTCTTACCGTACGCATTAACCATCGGACTCACGACCGTCAGGTTTTCAGCGGCGCGAGTCATGCCCACATACGCCAACTGGCGCTCCGTGAGGAAGTCAGCGCGTTCATTTTTCGCGCGCTTCTCCAACTGGGCCTCCGACATCGCCTCCTCTTCAGCAGGCTTCAACTTCTTCGGGGAACGAGGAAACACGCCTTCAGCCATAATCACTGTGGTGTTTTTCCACTGCGCCCCTTTGACCGAATGAATCGTCGACAAGACAACACAGGGCGGGTCGGCGCGCTTGTCTGGCGGCAACGCCTTTTGTTCTGCTCTCCATGCGCCCAAATCGATACGAAGATCCTGGGCTTTGGCCTCCAGGTCATCCAAACGCGCCTTGAACTTCAACGGGTCGCTGGGGTCTGCCTCCGTTGTTGGTGCCCCTTGAGCTATCTGATACAAAAACGAAACGTTGCCTATGGGCTTCTGTTCGTTTACGTCCTCGTCGGGGTCATCCTCACCATCTTCTTGATTGGCGAACGTTTGAGGCATGAGCACGTCGAGCAGGCTTGGCTTCTGACCCGTGTCCTTATCAGGGGCTCCCTTGATAGTCAGGATCTCGTCGATCAGGTTTTTGGTCGTGTACTTCACCGCGTCTCCGGTCGCGCGATCCCGGATTGAACCGTTCTTCACCGTCTCCCGCAATCCGTTGAGAGTTTCACCCAGCTCCGTAAGCGCAGCGACGGCCCGATCCTCCGCCCATCGCTGAATGCCAGCTGCGTCAATGAAGTCATATACCCCTTCGCGGTCGAACAACTCGACGGGGTTGATTTGCTTGCTCGAGACGCCCAAGCGATGCGCCCGCTTGTTGACGACTTCCTGGATCACCTGTTGAGCGCGCCCGGCAGGCAGATACAAGCGCTGTGGTTTGTCTAGAACTGCCGCCAAAGACGCTTGCATCTTGCTGAAATCAGCGCCAGCCGTCAGGTCCATGTAGCCCATCACAACCGAGGTCTCAGGTGATTTCAGGAAGCTGGTGCCATTCTTTCGACCGTACGGAATCCCCTCGATGATGCACGCGGTTTCATAGTCGTTTAGCTCGATGCGATTTCGACTCAGCACCGCAAAGTCCTTGAGCTGTGCGCCGGCCTGGAGCTGCTGCTTGATATCCGAGACCACATTGACAGCACCAGACGCGTGATCCTCGGGCGTCATCAGCACAATCGACGCTTGGCCCCGAGGCTTCTTCGGGTCCGGTCGCGTGGTCATTGGTATCCCACGCGGGTGGTTGGTCATCAGAGTGTTGGCAGCCTCGATGATTTCGGGCAAACAACGATAGTTGGTCCCAATCATCCGCGTCTTGAAGCAGTCGTTGTCATGGAACTGCGTGAACAAGTCAGGGCGAGCACCGACGAAGCGATTGATGGACTGGATTTCGTCGCCGACCATCCAGAGCGAATGCTTCTTGTCGTCACACTCAACGTGCTCACTCATGTAGCTGATGATCTCATGTTGGACTTCGTTGAGATCCTGTGCCTCGTCTACACAGATGTGGTCGTACATGCCTTGTAGTTTCTTACGCGCGTCTGGGTTGCGCTTGAGCAAGTCACGAGCCATCACGATCATGTCCGAGAAGTCGCCGAGGCGGTCCTTGCCACCACTGCGAAACTCTGCGAGAAAACCCGTCCACTGCGTTTCCGCCTCGTCATTCGAGGCAACGCAGTCCGGTTTCCAACCTTTGGTGATGCCCTTGAAGCCCTGGACCCAGGCATACCAAGTAGCCATCGCCCGCTCCTTGCCGTCGAGAGCTTCGGCCAGCGCCATTTCAGGCGTGACGTTGTTCATGATCCAACCTTGGACTATGACGCCGGGCGCGCGAGGCGGTTCCTCCTCAAAGCAGGTCTTCCACAGCTTAGACATCGTCGTATTGAGAAGGTAGCTAGTAAGCGTCCGGCTCCTTCCTCGCTTCGGCACGCCCGATTTCTTGCCGATCATGTTCGGTCCGAGGGCTGCTTTTTCTTCCGAGTTGCCGTAGTCCATTACCAGGCGCCGGAAGGTCGCGTGCATCGTTCCAATGTTCATTTGGTCGGCGAGTTCCTTGCCGAGCTTCGCCGCGATCTTCTCCTGAATGCCGGTAGCGGCCTCCTTGTTGAATGTCACGGCGAAAATGCGGGACGGGGACACCTTGCGGTCCTGTACGAGGTACGCCATGCGACCAATCAGCGTAGTCGTCTTGCCAGATCCAGCGCCTGCGGCGACCAGCACGCGGCCATCGGTCATAGCCGCACGAAGTTGTTCTGGGTCATCAGCGATTGGGCCACGCAACGCGGACGGAACATTTGACTGGACGTCCGGGTCACTCATCGCAGCCGCGACCGCTGCGGTAGCAATGCCAATCACAGCAGACCGTGTTGGCGGCTCGTCGGGCTGTCCCGAGACCTGCATTGCTCGCTGCGCTGCTTCAGTCGCAGCCGCCTCGACACCCAGCAATTGCCCAGCATGCTCCGCTTCTGCGGTAGCCGCTTCATCCGAAGCAGGAGGTGCCGCCTTTTGTCGAAGCTTCTCGGTTAGCAAAGTATCCGTAACAGCTGCACTGCCGCCACTGGCTGCCTGAATCGGGTTCTGGAACGCGCCAGAGCCCGCCGACTCTGCGGCAACGTCAATCCACTTACGCAAGCGTTGATTGCGCATGGGGATGACTGCGAACTTGTCGAGAGCCGCATCCGCGTCCTCAATCGCTGCGGCCGCCATCGCATCGCGAACTTCCTTGAGGGCCTTGTTCGTTTTGAACACAGCTCTCATCGTCGAGGCGCCGCCGCGTGACAGGAGCGTGCGAAGTCTCAGACTGCGCTTTCCCAACCCATCATGCGTAGGGAGAACGGAAAAGGCGCGTCCCAACATCCGTTTGTGTGCCACGCTCGGAAGGTTGCCGTCCAAGAAGGCGCGAATCACTTCCGCATGCTGACGATCAGCCATGCGGATAAGCTGAACGCCATGACGAGTCATGTCGTCCTCGGCCTCATCCCCGTGGTGCTCCTCCACGTATCTCATGTACGTGTCGAGCGCGAGCAGAAACACGAGATACTCAGCTACCTCCAACTCACCGAAATTCTCGTCTGGCGCGGGCTCTGATGGAAGCGTGGGTTGATCTAACGGGGTCATTCTTACTCAGCAGCGTGGAGGTGGATAACATTCGGACCCAGGGAAACCAGACGGCGGCTGCGGGCAAGGGAGTTGGGCGTCGCCCAGCGCGGTGCTGTGCATAGGCGCATTGGGAAACACGCGAATCAGCCGAGCGCGCCAGTCTGGAGACAACGCGCGATCTGCGGGCAACGTGCGACCATCGGCCAAGCAGGCGCGGTATGAGAGACACGTCCAGACGTTCAAAGGGATCGGGATGCTGTTGTCCTCCCACCCAATGACCGTCTCTAGAGGGACCCCGTAAAGAGTTGCCATATCCTGCTGGGACATCCGGAGTGCTTCGCGGATGAACACCACCGACTCCCCTCGAATTAGACCCATCTGAATCAGAGTGGTCGCGGCCCGCAGGTTGGAGACGCGCTGAACCTCATCCGAGAACAAGGCGCCCCACTGATACAGCCGCCCCGGCATAGCCGCCGTGAAGATGAGTCCTGTTGACCCGACCGGCATCAACAGATCAAACAGCCCCATCTTACCCACCTGCTCTGGGTAATCATTCTCAAGTACAACTATGGGGAAGTCTGCTAGGTCGTCGGCCACTAGGGTGTCCCTCGTACGGCGTCCATATACCCAGTCGGAATAACAAGAACTTCACTGCCTAGAGGTGTACGTAACGGCATGGACCTGAACGTCCGAATCGAGAGCGCCCTCTCTGGAGTGGTGAGTGGGGCAGTCAGCTTCGAAACCGGCGTCACCCGAGAACAACTGCAGGACCCAGAAGTGAGCGCATACGAGCACCACGGCAACGACTTCACAGCTGATGACAAGGGGGCGCTACCCTGCTTCTTCGAGGACCTGCTGCTCGGACGACCCATGCCCGCCACCTTCGCCACGCGCCGTGTACAGGACGTCGACACCTTGCTGGCCATGGCCTTGTTCCTACACCGCAACTTGGCAATCAACGCCGCCACGCCGGGCTTAGTCTACCTAGTAGACTTCGTGCACCGACGAGGTCTGCCGGCGCTTGCGCACATCGACGAGCCGCTGGCCCGGTTCTTATCCGCGCTGCGCAACCGCTTTCCCGAGAAGGGTATATCGCAGCGCGAGCTGAGCGAGCGGGTGATGTCCAGCGTTGAATGGATCCGAGAGTATCTCGAACAGGGCACGATCCCCATCTTAGGTCCGGCGGCCAATGCCGAGGTCAGAATCCTGGACCAAGGGACCCGAGGGTTCGCAATCGCAGAGACATCTGGCTCTCTCTGGGACGGATGGGTCGAACTCTACCGACTTGGGTTCTTGCGCGGCGTGCTGGTAGCCAGTGAAGGGGAGCGGTGGCGCGTCCTCATCGGCAAGAAGAGCCGGCACGTGCGGTTCGACATCGAGACCGCGGCGCGGCTGCTCAACCAAATGGAGATTGCAATGGGAGAAGGCCCAAAATGGGGCGTATCCTCAGACGAACTCTGGCTAGAAGCGCACGAAGGAACCTTGATATTGCTGAAGGATATGGTCGCAATCTTGACCCGAGTTTAGCCTCAATTCTAGAAAGCATGGCCACGTGATCCAGACTCAGCTCGCAGTCATGAATGACCGACGCCTCGATGGCTAGGCGCACCTCGCGAGCAGCCCACGCAGCTGTACGGGGGGACCGGGTATCGTAGTAGATTTGGGCACAGGGGCCGTCGATCCAGACAGAGCAGAGTGCGTGTAGCAGGTCTAGGTCGTCAGCAAGGGTGAGATCCGCGTCTGGGGGTTCCAAGGCTTTCCTAACCCTCCTTGTTAGGACCCTTCTCAAGAACTTTAGAAGCCGCCTAAAGGCGCCAGCCCGGAGAAGGTGTCGACTCATGGGAGGGGTCCGAACCGTGGCTACACCGTACACGCACTTGAGTTTTCTCCTGGTTCTCACGGCAACTGGTGATACCCCAGTCGTCTACTTTAAACGACTCGAGGCCGCCCCAAGATTGGGAGTCGGCCTCGAATTCCAGAGGTCGCTACTAACTCAGGCTAGCCGCGCACGCAGGTTGAAGGTCAAAACGATGTAGAGCAATGGGAAAATCGGAGCGTAGTACATCTCGAACCGCAGAATCGTCGGGTCGTCCTGATCGATCGAGGCTGTCATGCCAGTGAAGGCTCCGACGATCTCGGCCTGCACCAGTGACCGGAATAGGCCGGTCATGGAGACCACAACCTCGTTTGTACGAGCTGCCAGGAACTTGGAACCAACGAAAGAGTCCAAGATTGCGCGGCTCTGCTGCTGCACGAAGTCGGCGATTTGAGTGACCGTTGGCAGGCGCGTCAACACAGAGGTCATGTTCGTGGTCAACCCGTGACGGATCCGGATAATCGGATCCAGGTCTTCCAGAATCGTCACACCAGCGACTGCTGTCTGATTGGCCTCTACCGGATCGAGCACATGTGGGATTCGAGTGAAGCCTTGTACGCGACGGTGCGTGTAGGGAGTAGCGACGTCTACAGACGGGCTCACGATGGCGCCGGAAACCGCGGCAGCGTAGAAGCTGCCGTCCACAATGGAATCGAACGACGCTCCAAGTTCGTCTGTCAGGGTAATGACGGCCGAGTCGGGGTAATAGGCCACGATGCGGCTGGAATTCAGGCCTCGCGCGACAGCTTGTGCGGTGGTGGGCGAGGTGCCGGATGCAAATCCGATGAAGCCCATACGCTCGCTCTGGTTACGCGGATTGCTCTGCGTTTCGCAGTGCGCCGTGAGGTGTGTGAACACGCTCGTACTCGTAGCGAGCGGGATCACGATCCCAGGGCGGACGTTTCCAGGCAGCGGGGTAGCCAGCTCATCAATCGCGTTGTTGAACTGAATGTCCGAAGCCTGATTGGTGTTAGGAATCTTGAGGACCTGTTTGATGATGATCAACACAGCGCCGTTCAAGATCGCTAGGTACGCAGCCAAGGTGACTCGGTTCTCCGCCGAGGTGCGACCGAAGTTGGCTTCGATCGTCTTGAGCTGCTGGTAGATCTTGGCTGAGTAGTCCTGCTTGAGATAGCGATAGCTGATGAAGTAAAAGTCACCGACCGCCGGCTCGACGCCGCTCGGGTTGTATGTGACAAGCGAGGCTGTGTCGTTCACCCCGACCCCAACCGTGTTAGACACCAGCAGCTCTAGGCCGCCGATGGAGTAGCGTGGGATGGACGGGCTGACGTGCCAGGTCGATGTGACTTCGAGCGTGAACGACCCGCCGTCGTCGTAAGCTCCCGTTGAAGCTGGGAGCACTGTAAAGCGCAAGCCGGTCTGGACATCCGTGTAAGTCTGACCTGGGGTACCAGAACCCTTCGATCCAACACCCGTAGGAGCCGTGCTCGACACTACGTAGCTGTTCTGAACGTCCTCGCCGACATCCCCGTCGGTGCCTGGCGTGATGCCGGTGCCCGAGGTGGGATTGAATGCTGAGTTCGCAGAGGCAACAAACTTAATGCTCGACGCAGTGGCACCAGTCTTCAGCGACTCGATGGTGATAAAGTCTTGGCCGCCGATAGAATCGACATAGGCCACAGCGTCAGTCAGGAAGGTGGTGGTGCTCATGAGCCGATTCACGACTTCCTGAGCTTCAACCAGCGCCTGGCTCGCCGAATCATTCTGGACGAAACCAAGCACTGCGTTAGCTGAACCAGACTTGATCAAGATTGCAGAGCTTGGGTCGTTGGTCGTGCTGGTGAGGCGGATCTTATTCAGATTGGCGCCGGTGCCAGCAGAAGAGACCCCAGCCGCAACCAGATTGATCGCCGTGACCAGCGAAGCAGCCGTTACAGCAGCACCCGAAGGCAGAGTCACGCTGTAGTCGACCCCATTCACACGGAAGTTGAACTTGTCGTTCAAGCCAGCAGTGATGCTAAATGGGCCAGCCTTTGAGCCGAGCAAGGTTGCAGGCTTGTTGATTGCGCCCGGAGTCCCATCCGCCGAAGCGAAGGATGAGAAGCCTAAGAATGTCTCAACGGTGCCTTGGCCGATCGTGACGTTCGAGACATCGTCGAAGCCGCCAGGCAGTGCTCCTGGACTCACCGCGCCCTTGATGATGAAGAAAACATCACCGGAGGTCCCGATCTGCTTGAAACTAGCAACACCAGCGCTGGCGAGTCCAGTATTGATGGCACCGACGACCGCAGCAGGTGTAACTGGGCCTGGTGGAATCGAAATGGGTGCAATCACAACACCGTCGATCGTCAGGTTCAGCACATTCGCTGGAGCAGCCGGGATCGGGCTCGCGAGGTTAAGGCCGTCCATAGCGACACGGGCGCCGACCATCCAAGCAGGAGCGGCAGCAGTCAAGTTCGTGTTCTGAGCGGTGGGACCGTTGAGTGCCATCGCCCAGGTTGCCGAGAACGGGTCATAGAACGAGTACGGAGCAGCGCCTTTGTTCGTGTAGGCCGCGTTCGTCGCGTCTGTAGTCCCGAATGTAACGGTCACGACCTCGGAGACCGGCGTGCCTGAACCCGTGTGGAATGCGTCCGGGATCAACTCCACGCCGCGGGGCCACTCTACAATCTGAGAGACCCCGGTTTTGCTCCCGAAACGGACTTCATAGAGGTCCTGGTTCTGCGTGGTCGAGAACACCGTGTACTGGCCAGCACCGACCGGCCCTGGAACGACGTTCGTAAGGATGTACGTATCGTCGACCAGACGGCTGTAGTAGAAGCTCGCGTATGCGTTGTAGTCAGGCGGCTGCGCGGTCTTGAGCCGAACGCGACGGGTAGCACCATCAACCTGAAGAACCTCAACGGCGGGACGATTCAAAGCGTCCCGCAGTGTACGACCCGTGTAGACCTTCACGAGGTCCGGGCGATTCGTCACCAAATCTTGGCGGCTATTGGCGACCGAGCTGAATGTGCCCGTGCCAAGCGTCGTGCTGCGGCCATTGCCCGTGGTCGGAACCTCAGGCAGCAAGTAGTCCGTTGGAGACAGAGTCGCCGGAATCGTGGCCGTGTTCGTAACGCGGGCACACGCGCCCAAGAACATCTGATCGTCGATCAGCGTGCCAACGATCTGACCACCTGAGCCCGTCGATCCATCGAAAGGCGTAGCGCCAGGAGTCGTCGACGACGCGCTGACCTGAAAGCTCGAGCCCCAGTTGATCACGCTCACGTCCGTAGACGGGTTCGAGACCACAAAGTCTGTGCCCTGAATGAAGTCGTTACGACCCGGAGAGATGCCGCAGCGCAGCACCGTCGTAACCAAGCTGTTGGGCAAGTAGTCGAACGTGTCCTGCCAGGTATTGGCCCAGTACTGAATCGTCACCGTCGAGCCAGGAGCCGGAGCGAAAGGCAGCCTCACGATGCCGAGACCACCGAAGACAGCTTCAGCAACGACCTGGATGCCGTCGACCTTGACGACTACCTTGGAGGTGTCGGTCGTGGTCGTGCCGCCGCCAGTGCCGTCCACGATAGGGCGCTGGAACACCCGGAAATCGCGGTTGCGGTTCGTAGAGGTGCCGGCCGTCCAACCAAGTGGTCCATTCGCCGTACCGTCGCCGATCACGATTCCGAACGGGTTGTTCAGCTGCAGGTGGTCCCGGCCCTGGTTGTCGGTGAACACCGAAGCCGACAGGTTCGGCACGAGCGCAGCATTCACGGCGGTAGCCACTGTAGATGCAGCCACTTTCCCGCCGGGCAGGATGACCGTAGCTACAATGCCGTTGGCATTGACAATGAACTGATCATTGGTGCCCGTCACGATGTTGAAGAAGTAGGTATTGGGCGGAGCCGGCGCTGGCTCTAACAAACCGTAACCTGGAGACACCAACGAGGCGTTCTCCGTCGTAACCTGCTCGGACACGTCATCGGTGAACGCAGTGTCGCCGCGGTGGAAGAAATATGTAACTCGAACCTGATCACTGGGCTGGGTCGGTATTTGAATGGTCACCGTGCCCTTCTGGCCATTCACACTGCCGAGCGAGACAAGCGTGCCATTCACCGCAACCGAGACAGACCTCACGTCGTTCGTGACGCGCCCGAAACCCTGGCCATCCACGATAGGGAAGTTACGGACTCGGAACATGGTCAACGTTCCGTCCTGAGCACCCAGGAGCAACTTGTTCGGGTTCGTGGCGTCAACCACCCAGCTCTCAGACACGTCCTCGTTGACGATCTGCTGGTCTACGGTCGCCGAAGAGCCTCGGACAAGCTCGAAATCATCCTGCTCCAGCTCCTCCTGACCCACGCCAATCAGCGCCGGGATTCGAAGACCCGCCACCAAGTTGGACGCATTGGTCGCGGTAAGAGTTTGGGTGTAAACCCCCGGAGGCGCGTAGCTAATGAAGGGACCCATTGGCGGTTTATCTCCTAGTGAAGGACGTCACATCTAGATCTGGGTGTGAGAGCGCGGCAGTAGCTTTGGATGTGGGTCTTCATGTGGAGATCCCTGGGGGATCAACACTAGAACAAGGAAACAAAAGAAGTATCGGTCCACTGTATCTAATCAACCACGCTCTCCCCGGATCCTCTTGAAGGTTTCCCGGGCCAACGCTTTGCGTGCGGCCCTACCCTGATCAGACATAGGTTCATAATCAACGTAGTCTTGACCCGTGTGCCGGATTAGAGCGTGGGTCTGACCCTGCTCACGTGCTTGTTTCTTCACAGTCTCTCTGGCGTTGATATGCGCCCATCGCTCGCCAGCATTACGACCAATGGCTTTGTCAGCCGAGGGATAGTCCAAGTCGTGTACTCCCGAATTGGCTGGAGCCCCGGGACCCTGAGCGAACGAGAAACCAAACTCGCTAACAACAAGCGGAGCTGCACCCCGGCAGTTAGGGCAGGGGTAGAAGTCGTAGCTGTGAGCCCGCAGATTTCGTTCAAATCTCAACCTGCAGGTTGGGCACTCGAAGGCATACTTAGGCATCTTCGCGCCTATTTGATTCGTTCGAAATCATGGTTGCGACCGATAATTGCTGGCATGGCCGAGAACACCAAGCTGTTGTGCACATCGCCGATGATGGTACTTCGGCTCGCAGCACCGGGCGTGTCCCTGTTCATTTCCGAAGTGACCACGCTGATCGTTAGCGGAAGCGGCTCATGGACCTCCCACGGGGTCTGAAGCTGGAGACTTAGAGAGGCGGTATAGTAGAATTCATCTCCTGTTTCGTCGGCCACTTCCTCGGCCTCGCCGCCAATCGAGACGTCCACTACTTCAATGCCCTCAGATGACAGTTTCGGTCTTTTTTGGTAGAGCAAATACATCATCGTGAGATCCGCCAGCTCCTCCATCTGGTGTGGGTCGCGAGCGATCACGTCCATTTCGAAGGTAAGGTCGAACCTTCCGCCATATGCATTCGCTGTCGGGGTCCTGTCTTCGTAGACAACCACAGCAACCTTATCGCCGACTTTCCCCCGCTTGCCGAAAGCCAACACTACGCCCGGCAACGTTGTAAAATCGGAGCGGTTCCACTGGTACTCGACTGGTCCTATGGACTGGACGGGATAGCGATAGTCGGCGGTGACCACCGAGCCCGGATCAAAACGCTCGAGGAACGCCAGCTCGCCAGTGGCATAGTCGACGGTATAGTGCTTGCCCTCTACCAGCCGGTAGTTACGGTTTTGCCAGAGTCGGAGCGTGCCTTGCACCGGCAACTGCTGCAGCTGTCCAACCGTTTCAATACCGGAAAGAAATCGGATCACCGGCTCATCGTTCACCGTGAGCAGCGGGTCGACCATGAACTTGCCAACCGACTGTGTATCCTCCGGAGCCTCGATGATCTCGATGTAGTAGATTCCCGGAGGCAAAGGCATTCGGCCACCGTGAGCATCCAGCTTGGCCGAATCCTCGACCACCCACTCGATCGGGAAGGTCGGAGCCCCGACATAGGCAAGCATCACGTAACTGTTGAGCGTGCCGACGAACTGGTCGGCCGAGAGCGACACCTTGTTGGCTGATGCCCCCTTGACTACGATTCCAAATTGGGGCCGCTCTGAAAAGGCGTACTTATTCTCTATGCTCGAGACGATCTTGTTGTAGACAGGGTGCTGAGCGAACGAGTCCTTTAACTCGAGAACGAGTCGACGCTTCATCGCGTTAAGTAGGTTGTAGTAGATGGGCGCCCCCTACGAAGCGTGCTCTTCTGTGGCCAGGACCAGGAGCCCTTCAGCTACAGACGTCATGGGGTCCTTGGCGGAGCGGACCTCACTGATCTGAATCGGGAAGCCGCGCTTCTTGATGGCTTCGAACTCCTCCATGAACACATTCATGAAGCCCCCAGCGCGAGTCGTGCCGCCGCTAACTACGAACGGGATGGGCTCGGGCAAGCTGATCCCAGCTTGGTTCTTCCGGAACTGCACGGCGATGTTGTCCAGGACGTACTTGACGAGTGCTCGGATGTAGAGCGCGATCGCCTCCTCTTCACGGGAGTGCGGATTCGCAAGGTCAACGCCCTTCTCCTTAATCGAGCACATCCGCGCCGCTGTAGATCCGACGGCCTTAGCCGCATGTGAGTCGATCCAGTCACCGCCGCGAGCCACCGAGAAGTCCATGCCCTTGATCGTCTGGTAAGCCAGAGCGATGTTGCCCATCCCTGACCCAAAGCTTACACAGAGGCCCGAGAAGTTCTCCGCGGCGCACTGCGAGTAGATGATCGCCATCGCCTCGTTCATCGGGTGCGGGGTATAGCCCAGCTCACTCAGGATCTTGCGGAATACTTCCTGGTGGTAAATGATGTCCTGCGCGGCATCGTCGACCGGTGAAGCTGGCACGCTGTAATAGCAGTGCTCGCCGGTAACCACGGGCTCGCCGAGTACATTGGAGATCAACAGACTCAAGATTTGCTGCGCGTCCAACTCACCTGCCGAGATCACGCCTCTGCTCAACGGTCTCCGGACCTCGCGATTGAATAGATTCGCCATCGCGAGCGCGGAATCACCGAGCACGACCAACGAGCCACCATGCTCGACGTAGTCAGTCTTCGAGAGGCGGAGGCTCTTTTTGGCTTCAAGGTCCAGGTCCAAGAACGCGTCCCGGATGCGCCTCGTTTCGATGCTCTTCCCTGACGCTGTTTGACGTGCGGAAACCAAATTCATGGTCCCCAAATCTAGCCCCACGGCCGGCAAATGGTCTCTATCTGTTGTCATTTAGGCACCTCAAAACGCGCGTCAGCACGCCCGCGCGATCACAGTTTATATCGTTCTCCCAGACTCTACACACCAGAAACCCCCGGCCTATGCAGTAGCGATCACAAGACCTATCCAGGCGCACCTGGTTATTCTGTCTCGCAGATAAGAACCCCGCCGGGTACTTCAGCGGATTCCCGTGCCAGTAGTCCCCGTCAACTTGGATGACTAGACTCTTCCCGGGCACGAAGAAATCGACCGTATAGTACCCGATAGGGTGTTGCTCCAGGAAAGCTTCACCGCTCTGCGTGAGCATCTCCCGCATAGCTAGCTCCGGTGCCGTAGGGCGCCTAAAGGACTTAGCCATTCTAGCTGGAGACGCTGCACGGAGTTTCTCCTTGTACTTCAGCGCCGCTTCTTCTCCGTAGACTTCCTCGTACGTCTTTCCGGTCTTGTGTTCAACGTGTGCACGAATTCCTCGTGTTAGTTGAGCTACGTAGCTAGGGTCCGCGTAGAGGTGCCTGACCTTGTGAATTGGATTGTTAGAACCGCGCTGCTTTTCCGCAAACTCCGGGTGGTCTGTATGCCATTTTCGCAGCGGGTGATTTTCTCCCTCTAACCACGGTCTAGGCTTCTTTCCGTAGTTAGGATTCAGGGCGCCTACGCGCAGCTTCCCAGCTTCTGAGTGCTTTGACCGGGTGGACGCGGAAACCGTTCGCTCTGCTCGGAGCTTCGTACTCAACCCGTGACGTTTCATTTCCCTTGAGAGCGTAGATGTGCCGCAGCGGAACCTTTCACAGAGCTGCTTCAGCGTCACGTCAGGGTTCTCGACCAGCAATGCTTCGAGTTCTGCTTTAGACAAGGTGCGTTGGTTCTGTCGCGCCACATGTTAGTGGGGCATAGAACCTTTATCCGTTCTGGTTCCTACTATCGTAACTGTAGGCCTCTCGGCCGCCCCCGCGTTGCTGCAGCAGATAGACGAATTCCTCGTGCTTATCCGCTACACCTTGAAGCAGGTTGTCTGTCCCAGAACTTAGGGCACCCTTCTCTTCTAGCCGACCTCTGGCAACCTCTAGACATTCGAGCACGCACCGCTCGATCTCGAGACTGGTAGCAACCATCTCTAATGGATCCGGAGACGCCGAATACTGGCACCAATGGGCCACCAAACCAGGGATCAGTCGGGCTTGGACCCCGGCACCCACTAAACTTTCACCGCCCGTTCCGACAGCGCGTTCGGCGACCTGGTCGACGAACCCTACAGATTCGTTGTAGACCCTTTCGAATAGCAAATGGTCGCCGTACTGAGACACACCACGGGTCTGCCAATGGTGGCTCTGATGGACCAACGCGGCAGCCCGCAGCAGCGCTACCAGGGCGCCAAGCTCACCGACCTCTGCATCCTCCGGCATTCCGAGCAGCAGCGTCTCAAGCACCCCGTCCCCCATGGACGCTGTCCGGGATTTGGATTCAGGTAGGTAGGGCGCGCCGTTCTCCGATGGCTCGAAAGTCAACGGGTCAACCCAGAGCGCATGAATAGAATCTTGTCCCATGACTTACCAAAGAGGCTTCTTCGGGGAGGGATCGTCGATTGCTATGAAGTGAAAGGCTGCGCTCTGGAACTTGACCTCGCTGTGTTCGACTAAATTTTGATCCATGGCGCCCACAAGATCAGCCCTGGTCAGGCGGAGCAGCCGGGCTCGATGTGCCTCGATCAGCATAGAATCGAACTTTGCCCGCGGCATTCGCGGAAAGCCGAGGTCCTTCACGCTCCCGATGAAGACGCGATCGTCGTGGAACTTCTTGCTCTGAGGAGACCGCGCAACAGAGATGACATTCTTAGCGAACGCCTGGAGGTCCTTGGGGTCGTCAGCGTCGTCCATCGCGGATTCGGCCTTCTCTTCCTCCTGCTTCTCGTCCTTCAAGATCTTGCCAATCTGAGACGGCAAGACCTTCTTGGGTCTCTTCGGGGTGAAGCCCGGACCGCCATATGGGGATCGAAGCGTAGTCGTGATCTTACGATCCAACCAGAATGTGTTGCCTTCGGGATCCGTGTACTGCCAAAGCACGGTCTGACCGGCCGCGAGACGACTCACATACTCGACAAGGTCCTCCTTGGTGTGAGCGTTCTTGGCTTGGTCCTTCTGGTCTTTTCGCTCGTCCTTCAGCTCCTTGCCGACCTGCGCCGGGGTGTAGCGCTCGGGTCGAACCGAGAAGGATTTACCAGAGAAGGGCGACTTGATCGTCGTCCTCTTGACCTCCAAGTAGAACTTCTGCCCATCCGGGTCCTGGTACTTCCAGAGAAGCACTGGACCACTAGGCGGGGGCGAAGCGAGAGCTGTCTTGCTTACGAATCTAGCGAGTACGGCTTCGGCCTCAACTAACAGACTGGCTTGGCGTGGATGCATTGAGAAGTCCCTTGCCTAGACTTCCCAAGAAGGGCTTTATTAGGGCTTGGGGTCGTTTTTGCGCAGCTGTCGCAAACGATCCGCAGCGTCCGAGACCGCGTCCGAGTTTGACTCTTCCCCTTGAATGTTGATGCGAGCCTCGATGTCCCTGGGCTTGATCTCGGAGGGCAAGAAGGTCGGAGCCGAGCCGTCTACGGTTTCTTCTGGGACAGGTCGTGAAGCTGCAGCCTGCTGTTGCGCTGGCTGAGGCGGAGCCACCATCACGCCCGATTTGATCGCCTTGAGGATCTCATCGAGCTTTGCTGAATGCTGATCCGCGCCGCCTTCGAGCTGTCGCTTCAGCGCGTCGTTCTCAGTCTGCAGCCTTACTACGTGGCCTTCGAGTTCGGTCGCATACTTCTCCATGCGGATCTTGTCAGGGTCCGGGAGCGCGGCCGTACTGCTTGGGTACGGGGCCGATGGTATTTGGCACAGTGCGCCTTGTGAGATCGAACGCCAGAGATCTTTAGACATTAGAGCTTGATCCTCGGGGATGATCACCAAGGTTCGAAATGGCACATCCCGCCCAATGTCCTCGAGCACATGGTTGCCAGCCACCATGCCAATCACCCGCACATCGCCATTCGATTTCTTCACGAGTTTCTTCCCCAACCAGGTCGTTAGCCACTCTAGTAGGCGACACATGTCACCTCCGCTTCTTCATAGACAAGCGCACTTGCTTGATCAGCTCTTTCTTGAACTTGTCTTTGAGGAACGCGCGAGTTTCGTCTTTCGCACGCTGCATGAAATCGGATGGCTGTCGTCCGGGATGCCGCCAGCCACGCTTCTGCCCGACATTTGGACCAGTCATCGGCCCCTTCGTCCAAGTCAATGATCGTGCATGGGCGCTCCTGAAGATCAGCTTACCTGTCTCCGTGATGATCGGTATCGGACGCCTTGCTTTCTTGAGCCAAGTCATCTGCCGGCGTTTCTGACCCAACACGAGTGCCTCAAACCCTGGGTGATTGGTTGTCACGACGAGAGAAGCCGGCTTTACTTCAATTTTGAGAGATTTGGCGAGGGATATCTTGGCCCTCGACGAGTACGCGCTTTGAGTGAGCTTGTCCTTGATGCGCCGCAGCAATTCCCGGCGCGCTCTTCGTAGCGTGTTCTCCATGTCCCCCACGGAGGTGAGTCCGTCGGGGAACAGAGGCTTCATCATCATCCGCGCAGCTATGAACTTGCTTGCCATTAGTACTCGGTGTTTTCCCAGACCTTCGTGCGCCCGCGCAGCTCGCGCTCATCCGGGATGTTCGGCTTCTCCGTGATGCTGGTGTCAGCCTCGCGCTCAGGTCCGGCCGGTACGAACTGCACGGCGGAGAATTTGACCGGGTTGCCGACTGGCACCTGATAGCGAATGTCTTGCTCGTCCAAATGCCCGATGTTGAAGTGCTGCTGGAGGACCATGCCTCTGTTCGACGGGAAACGAACCGCGCCGATCGAGTACCGCTCACCGTTGAGCTTCACCACGAAGTCACGCTGAGATAGGATCGGCGCGGGGCCAGTCCACACCTCATAGGAGTGCTCGAGCGATCGCCCGGTCTCCTTCTGCGCAATGCGTCGCTCTGCATCATCAGGCGCGATCAGCGCGTCGTAAGGTCCTTCGTACCCGGCTAGAAATCCTGTACCAAAGCACTTCGGGCAATCGTTGATCGGTTGCTTGTGGTAATCGTCCGGGACACACGAGCAAGGCACCCCGACGTGCTTGCGCAAGAAGATCTTCACACGTTCGCCGCCCTGCTCGAGGATGAAGCGGTTGCGACGCACGGCCTCACGCCAGATGTAATCGAGCTTCTCGATTTCCATCGAGTTGGTGGCCGTCGCATTCTCGATGGGGGTCTCGATCAAATCCTCGCACTGCACGCAGCTCAGGTCACAGCCCACGCGCACGCCGACTGTCGTGACACGGTAGAAGACGCGCTGGCCAAGGTCTGTTCGGAGCAGCGACCGGTTATGACGATAGGTACAGGTAACCGTACTGTTAGGGCCTGGCACCAGTGACGGGTCATACTGCTGCCGCGTCACGTCCGCGTAAATGTAGGGGTTGATCTCGATTTCCCCAGAAAACCCGTAGACAGCAAGGGGGCGAACAGTGACGCCATCGATCTTGACCCAGACATCATCGGGCAGATCGGCGACAACAGCCTGCGAACCCTCGCGTACAATCGGGCTATGTAGCGTCTTGAAGACCCAACGCGGAGCCGCAGGTCCAGCGGCTGATTCCTCTTCGCCCTTGAGGACGAAGCTCCCGGTCACGTCCTCGTCTACGATCAGCTCGTTGTCGGTTTGGTCGCGCCAAAAGTTGCTGCAAATCAGCAACTCGGAGATGCGGAAGAAGGGGCCGTACTCCGAGTCGAACGAGCGGTACACGTTGACCCCGAGCAGCTGATAGAGGCTGTTCAACGAAAGGGTCGACGGGTCGTCCCACCGGAGGTCGAACACCCCGGGGCGATACCCGCTGGTCAGGAACAGATTGAGCGGAGGCAACGGCCAGGGAGTCTTCGTGTACTCCAGCTCCGTGGTGTTCCAATCGCGATTCGATGCATAGGGAATGGGCCTACCCTCCTCAAGAGCGAAGGCACAAGGGGAAAGTAGGCACCCTAGCTTTACACGTTCTGGACAGCCTCGATCTGGCCACGTTCGATGACGTTGATCTCGCCCGTCTTGTCGTTGATGCTGACCGCCGTGCCAGGCTGCAGACCGCGCTCTACCAGTACCTGCTCGAACAAACGCTGCCGCTGCTGGTCCACCTGGTGGGCGGCCGCGAGAATGCGCACCCGCTCCTGCTCCAGCTCGAGCAGACGAAATCCCAGTTCGTAACGAGCGCTGTCGAGTTCGGAAAACTTGGCGAGGACGTCCGCCGGTACAGGGTCACTAGGGGTAAGAGCCATGGCGGACGCTACACCAGAACTCACCGGAGGGCGGCCGTCCACCAACGAGCGAGACGCCGCACCCAGTTGCTGGCATCCGCCTTCATATTCGCCTCGTCAACCAAGGCGCGCATCTTTACTCGGTCTGCAGTGGCCTTGTGGAAGCGGGATGCCAACCGGTTGTTGACGCCGGGTCGATCCTGCCCTTCCCACATCTTGTTGGAAGCATTCGTACCAATACTGGGATGCCACAGATGCAGGACGTCAGCGTTCAAAGTCTTGTGCTTGCCGAAGAGAGTGTCGACAGCGCGCACGAAGGCCACGTCCTCCCCACCCCAACCCTCGAATCTCCGATCCATGCCACCGACGACCTCGAAGGCCTCGCGAGGCATGACCTGGATCATCGCCCCAAAATGATGGCCATACATCGCGGTAGTGGTGGACTCGACATCCTCCTTGGGAGGCGGGACCGAGAAGCGGAACGGCCACTTGGGGTCCGAGGTCAAAACCAGCTCCGTAGGGGCCTCCATGAGGCGATACAGGCGACGGTAAGGTATATACCAGCGCCTATACCCTCGGCGAGCTGACTCTTCAATCGCTCGAGCGCAGCGCAGAATCTGCTCGCCCCTGAGATAGGTGTCAGAGTCAATGATCACGAAGATCCGACCTCTAGCCCGGCTCGCCGCATCGTTGACGGCTTCGGTCTTAGAGAAGGTCTCACTTTTGCTCCTGCCGATTACGATCTCCGCATCAGGCAACTCATAGCCCCAGTACTCCTCCAACCACGTCCACAGTCGAGTCCGATGTGGTGACGAAGCACTCGACCGAAATGGGACCAACAACGATATTTGAGGTCTAACATTCATCTGGATAACCCTGCCCACTTACGCGCGAACTCCTCGAAGACATCAAAAAGCTCGTGCTGACGATCTTGGATTTTGTAGCGCGACGGCTCTTGAGTCACCCCAACCTTGAACGGGATGCCGATAGCCGCACAGTGGTCTCGGAACTTGAAATCACCGCCTTCTTTCGCGAACCTCTCGGTCATCTCGATCCTTCTAGGGATCCCAAACGCATCTGCCAGGATGATCCCATGAAGAGAAGACGAAATGATCTTCCGACACTCGCCGATCATCCGGATAACATCCAAAGGGTCCTCAGAGGGGCGGATGATCACCGGGTTGTACCGCTTGAACTCAGGCCGCTGCTCCAGATTGGTATCAGACCAATGGGGCACTATTCCTAGCTCGTATTTCTTCTCGACTGTCTCGAGCGAGACCAGCTCATCAGCGAGAAGCCCAGCGTCTCCGATGGCAAAGTTGCCTCGCGCCTTCACGCCCTTTGCGGTCAGCGGCCCTCGCAAGGCCATCACCCGCGCTCTCGAAAGGTCGATCTGACTATCTGGCTTAAGCCGACCAGATCCAATCACCGTGCCCGTCCATCCGGGCGGCAGATGCTCCAGAACAGAGCCCACGCAGACGAAGTTGGCCTCTTGTACTGGAGCCCAGATCACATCCAAGTCCGCGAAATGTGCCATCAACAATGGCGTCAACAGATCGCCGAAGTTAGGTCTACCCCGCCACCAATAGCCAGTTGGCGCTACTTTAGATGAAGGCATACGCTGGGGTCTCCTTGAAGGGCTCACCAGCGCTTTTGATAAGGAGACTAGACGATTTCGATCTTCGTAATTCGGACGTTCTTAGGATCGAAGATAGCGACCTCTGGAGAACCGCCCACCAGATCAGACCCGTGGTAGATCACAGAGTCGTAGCCCTTGCTTCGAGCACCCGTTGCTTGCGACTTGCTAGCCGTCACAAGCGTATTGCTCACTCTAGCAACAACCGTGTAGATCTTCGGGCGATACACCTTTGAATTAAGCCCCAGCTCGTCAAGCTCATCGTACAGCCAGGACGGCGCACCCGTACTTGTATTGAACAATGAAAGCGCAGTGTCATCGGAACCGAGCGGTTTGTCCTTAGCACCGAGAATATAGACCGCGACCGAGGAAATAGCGTTAGGATCTGGGACTCCCAAAAACTCTGTGAACCCAACAAGGTCGAACGCCCCCTTCCCGGGAGCGGGAGAGTCATTCCAGAACCCTGCCTCCTTGGCCGCGAGTTCCCAAGCGTCGGACCCGAGCTTGTAGACCAACTCCATGAACCACCCCGCCTTGGGGTTCTTGCGCTTCAAATCCGAAATCAGTGAGCGGTCGAAGCCAATGTTCCGATTCGCGTCAGCATATTGACCTGCGACGCGCTTCGACGGCGTTAGGAAAATACCCTTACCGTAGAACCTATCTACCAGCTCATCCCGGCTCATTGTCATGTCGAACCGTCTGAACAGTTTCGTAGTACCGTGATAGAGCACCGTTGGCTCACCCTTCGGCAGACCTTCGAGGCCGTAGTGCGATAGATTGAGAGCCTTTGCTGCCATTCTACGGTCGTAAGAGTACGCTACTTTTACCTCCTTGAGCTGGGCACCCGGACGCAGAATGATTTCATTCTCGTGCCCGAAAGCCTTGCCGCCCAACGGCATCTCGTCCTGGGCGTAGTGAACCAGGGCATCTCCGGGGTCCATCTCATAGGCCCGATACAGGCTCGGGTCCAAGTAGTCAGGCTTCACCGGTGACACGGAAGCCCCGCTGGTGTCTCCCCGAATCTTGTACCGATACACCACCGCTTTGGACCCGTGCTGCCCGCGAAAGGCTCTCTCGACATCCGCGTCGTACGCCTGCTTAGCTTTGGACGGCAGGGCCTCGTAGGCATCGAACAAAGCTCTTTTGCTCGCTCCGGACGGGTGGTGAACCCAATCCATCGCAGCCGGGTAAAGGGTGTCGATTGCTTGGCCCAACCAGATGCCAGAGATCATGGCTTAGAACCCGATGAACTTCTGCGGGCTCAGGACGCCGCGACCCACGTAAGGGCCGAAGGCACTGCGAAGGCCCATGCCGAACCGAGGCTGCTGCAAGCCCTTAATGATGTTGACAGTGGCTTTGCTGTTCTCGAGCTGCTTGTCGAACTGCTCTGCCAGTGACGAGTACGCGCCCTCGTACTTGCTCGATTTGTCTAAGCTAAGTGAGACGCCCCCTATCGAATAGTCAAACTCGTCGACGATCCAGTTCAACCGCAACGCCTGGATCGCAAACATCATCGCCCCGGTTAGGAGCAACGTGCGCCATTCAGGGCGAAACGCGACCAACTGATCGACCGACTGGAACGGAGTACGCGGCGGCGCGGACGAGATCATGTCCAGCGAACGGTCTAGGTACTCCTGCAGCTCAACGTCTTCCCATATATAGCCAAAGACGCGGCTGAACTGTTGGACCGTCTCTTCATGCGAAGGAGGTCTGAAATGGTAGTTGCGGTCAGGATTGTTGTCGCGCAGCAGAATACGCAACCTACCCATGAGGTCGTACTCGATCATGGTCGCATTGATCGCGCCGCCAGTTATCATGCTCGCGCTGTTCGTCGACAGCCCGGCCTTGTCGGCGACCGAGAATTCCTGCACCACCTGTTGGACAGGCCCTCCGATGATCTCGCGGAAAGTCCAGCGCACCCGGTAGTCCCCCAGATTTGCATCGAGAGGGACGATGATGCTTGCGAAGTATTCGCCGACAGACGGGTTAGCCGGAGTGCGCAGAGGAACGCCAACCAGGACCTCCGTACCCGTCGTGAAGTCATACAGGGCGTACGAGATCTCCGCGGCGTTCACCGGCGTGTTGGCGGCGTTGACCAAGTAGATATTGAGGTCGTTCCGCCCGAGCTGCTGTCCGCGATAGAAGCTTGTGCTCATACTCGCCTCAACCAGTAGCGCAGAGCGACGGCCAGAGCCGCGGACTTCTTCTTCCCATGATACTTGTGGACCAACTCCTTGAAGTCGTCCTGCGTCAGCCCATACGACCGCAATTGACCCGCCGCTGGTTGACCACTATGAAGAATCGCATCCACGATCTCCTTCTTCTCCTCGTCATCTGCATCGTCGATAGGACGCTTCTTCGACAGCTCAGACTCAGGCTTTGGCTTGCGCTTCTGAAGGATCTTCTTGACCTCATCGACCGGGATCCGCACCATCTTGGCTATGGACTCCGGAGATTTGTCGCTCGACAAATCTACAACGTCGTCTTCAAGCTCTTCCTGGTCTTCCCTGGATCTGACCTTCGGCGAGTTCTTCTTGACCGTGTGATTGGCCACATCTGCACCCGGATGGTTCTTCAAGTATTGTTGACGAGCCTCGGGGCTGGGGTGCTCCATGGAGAGACGGCACCGTCCTGCAACTCTAAAAATACTGGAGTCTGACATAACGGTCCTCAATCCCATCCGTACTTGCAGGTTCTAGTCAGCGTGTCGCCGGGCACAGGGCACAACACCGAGTCGAACACGTAGAAGTAGCAATCCTTCTCTATGGGACTGGCACCAAAGGACATTTGATAGCTCCAGCGAATCACCCAGAGCCCAGGCTGTCCACACTCGCCCGCTGTGCCGGTCGCGTAGTAACAACCGAGGCTACTGTTGCCAGGCTTGCGACCAGACGGCCCGACTTGCTTCAACGTACAGCCCTTCTGAACCTGGTAAAGCGTGTAGCTGATGCAGACTGGACCCACGGGATTGCCGCCCTTCCCCGTCACACAAATCTCCATGCCGCCCATGCCCAGCTGTTGCCCCCAGCGGAAACTCTTCTGAACGGGCGGGGTCTGGCACACGGGGTACGGAACACAGATGACCTCCATGAAGCCTGTGACGATGGCGATGCCATAGATCGGTTCCGGTTCCGAGACGTTCACGGCGCTCGAGCCAAACGCATAGCCCTGCAGATCCGTGATCCGCGCGAGCGAGCCCGTCACGATACCCGAACCAGTGGCCATGCCCTCTACATCCTGGACGACGCTCACGTCGACCGCCGTGCCAAAGCCGCCAGCGATGCCGGACATGTTGATCCGCTGCGCGGTGGACCCGGTGACGCTGGCGGATCCAACCGCCGTCCCGTCTATGTCGATGGAGGCCATTCTCTTGCCAATGCTCAAAAACAAAAACATCCCGGGGGAGACCTGACCCCCGGGATGTTTCAAAGCAGTCTCTCGTTACTGGCTACTGGTCAGCGGGCCTAGCGAAACCATCCGACGACCAGCATCACCAACGCGGCGATCAGGTACCACATGAGGTCGCCGAGCGTCGTGGTCTGGTGCCAGAGATCTGCAAGGTGGGGCAGCATCAGCACCACGGGCGGGAGCAGAACGGCAACCACCTTAGGCATCCAGCCCCACAGGGGCTTGCACGCCGAGACAAAGCGGCTCAGCAACATCAAAACAGACACTACCAAGAAAGCGATTTCTACTGGCGACATGGTCGGTTTCTCTCCTTAGTTTGAGACCCCCCGCACACACTGGCTAGAGAGCCTCACCACTAGCTTTCACAATGAGAAATTCTCAAGCCTCAGGCTTCTTGGCAAATCAGCTGTCCGCCGGGAAAACGCACCTGATCCGAGATATCCACCGGTCGAGCAGCGCTCAAGTTGCCGAAGTACAGCATGTTGCCACCAGAAGGCGCGTCCAAGAACGCGAATGAAGTGATCGTACCCCAAAGTGCAGCCGCAACTGGGAACAACACATCCGCAGTGGTCACGACTTGCCCGTTCGCGGGCGCAGTGAAGGTCACGATCTGGCGGTCATACCCGCCGCCGAAGACCTCAGTGCCATCCCCGGAGACGTCTGGGGCCACTGTGTAAAGTGCAACGTAAACAGCTAGCGGAGGTGTAAACGGGATGCCACGTAGAGCAGCATTCAAAAAGTTGTTGTCAAGGTAGTAAGTCTTTGGCATCAGCAGCAACCTCCACTACCTGGAGGCTTGATAAATGAAGCAGAGAGGCCCGACTCCATCGCAGGTGCGGATTGCACAACGTCGAAGTCCTGAGCCGAGATCTGTTGACCGGCTGCGTAGGTAAGAATGTTGCGCCAGTAGCCGAGAGCATCAGGTCGAAAGCGAACGCTGTAGAAGCCAGGCTGCCCAGGGATCTCATGAAAGTAGATGCGTCCCGCCGTCACCTGCGCATCGGTCACCGCAATACCGGAGACCAGAGGCCAAGCCTGAATGGCGTTGTTGAAGAAGACCTGCGAGATCAAGGCCCCAGGGACGAGCCCGACCACACGCGTGAACCCGTCAGGAGCAAAGAAGTCGACCTGATCAAGCACTGCCTGATTGGCCTGAACGATCCTGCCGCGTGTAGTTGCCATCAGACTCCTTGCTTAGGTTGCTCCGGCGTTGGCTCCGGCCTGGGTCTCCCGGCAGAGTTGCTGGCGGACGCGCCGCGCAGCACCGCAGTGACATTGAACTGTCGAACAACGGTCGCCTGTGCTTCAGAGGACCCAATCATGCGGGCCTCGATGTTGATGATTGCCATTAGCGATCCTCTCTGCGTCTGTTTCGATTTGATGCGGGCGCTCCTGAATACGACACGTGCCGGGGAGCTGGAGGCACGAACCTGAACGTGGGAATGGTCAACGGCAGAGCCGTCGACGGAGCTTGAAGCCGACGGCGAAAGCTCGTAATCGTGGTCTTGGTCGGGTCGATCGTAACGGCCGAGTTACCGGACAGGGCAGCGATCAGGTTCAGGTCTAACTCAATGCCTGCAGAAAACGCGGAAGCGCCGTCCATCCCAGCTGAATCAATGAGGTTGAGAGCAGCGTTGCCGGCCATCGCAGAGGCACCACACATAGTGGATACAGCCCCTAACGAGAGACTCGCAGTCCCAGAGGCGGTAGTTCCAGCTGTCATCGCCGACGCGGCCTCATACACGGCTGTCGGCCTAGAAATCTGAGAGCCATGTCCAACAAACGTTGCCGTGACCTCTACGATTGCCATCGTTACCCCCAAAGGTACTGGCTACCAAAACTAGTTTTCAGTCACAGACAGGGCAGCGATTGCGAAGTTCAGCTGGTCGCCGCTACCGACGCTCTTCGGGGTACCCAGATTGCCGAAGTAGAGCTGATTGCCCGCAGTGGCTGCATCACAGATGGCCGCAGCGTTGACCGTGCCCCATGCCGCCGATGCAATCGGGAACGTGACAGCGTTCGTGTTGGACGTTGCGCCACCTGAAGCTGCCGAGAACGTAACAGCCTTGCGGACATACGCCCCGCCCGTGACCTCAGTGCCAGACGTACTTGCCGTCGGAGCGACCGTAAAGAGCGCAACGAAGACAGACGTAGGTGACGTGTAGGTCACGTTCTTTAGAACGGCGTCGAGCAGAGCGTTGGCAAGAGTCGCCTTTTTTGCACCCATGTTGAAATACCCCGTTAGGTTTTAGAGGACCGTCTGATCTGGCCAGCCCCGACTTAACGAGACGACAAGGTCACTACGACTAGACGATCACATCTAAGGATTAACGGAGCTGGACTACGCGGCCCTAGGGCATGTGACACACAGCCTTCAGGCTTCGAATCGCGTACGCATAGGGCTGCGCCGCGACCTTACCTGTGCTGTTGATCCACGCCTGCTTCAACTCGTCCATGTTGCCAAGTGACGTGTCGAACACGAAATAGACTCGACCGCCCTCCCTGTCGGTTCGAATCATTTCGACCCCCGCCGTCTGAAGGTAAGCCGCGAAGTATAGATCTGGACTGCGAAATTCGCCGGGTTTTGAGTTCTTCACTTTTGAGTCCTCATCTGAGCGCCGCGGGGCGCTAAGTTGCACAAAGGGAGCCGAATCTAATCTGAGTGTGATGTGGCCCAGGGCCTAGAGAGGCCCTGGGCAAAGGCTAAGCGCAAAACAAAGTCACATTTGGTCTGTTGATCACGTCGCAGTGAACAGGTTTGACACCATGCTCGTGTACTGGACCCGTACCTTGGAACCGACAATGCCGAGACCGGCCAGCAAGGACGCTGGAATCACAATGGACGTGGCAGAAACCACACCCTGAGTGCCGGCAGACAGAGTGCTCTGAATGGTCTTCTGGTAGATCTTCACCGAGCGCGAGCCGTCAGCCGACGAGACTTTCACGACGGTCTGCTGCCACTCGGCGTTTCCAAGATTGGTCCCGGTGATCGTGAGGTCACCAGTACTCGGAGAATCGTGGACCGCCGCCGTGATGGCCGTCAGTGGAGCGGCGAATGCGGTGGTGCCGTCCTCCTGGACTACCGAAATCGCGGCACCGGGAGTGAGAGCTGGAAGGCGACTCGGATCCGGGTTGTAGGTGGCGCTGCGGTAGCCCGAGATCATCCCCACCTGGAAGCTCTTGATGAACGCGTCTGTCTCGACAAAGTGCGGGGCAATCGTGCCAAGCAGCGCGTCACGCTGAGCCGAAGTGCCGCCAGAACCAGTCTGCGTGAGAATTATAGCCGGCGTCATGTTCAGAGGACCGCCGGGAGGCAGAAGCGCCGTGACGATCGTTTGAGCGGTTGGCATCGTGAACGTGCTCGCCGCAAAGCCAACCACCGCGTTGAACGTTCCGGCTTGAATCTGAATATAACTGCCAGCGCCCTTCGTGTTGCTCTGCAGCACGAGCTTCGGACCCAAGCTGTTCACAATCGCGTTCGCTGCCAGGCCTGATGCTGCAATCCCAGCGTTGACGGCCACAGCCAGCGCAGCAGCAGTACCGTACGTACCCGGAGGAATCGTCACCGTGCTGAACGAGTCCGCAGACGCGATCTTCGCACTCAGCGTATTGTTGGAACTTGTGATGGCCGGAGGCGGTGTCACAGACAAGTCTATCGAACCAGAAATGCCTGCTGGCACCCCATTCAACGCCGCGTTGACAATTGCAACATCGGGCCGACCGATCCGGCGCTCCTGCCCGAGCGGCTCCGTTGGCGGGTTGTACTGACTGACAGTTTCGAGGTCCATGATCGCTATCGGACCCTGCATGTCTCCACGAATAACTCCAATATACGCCATGACCTAGACTCCTGTATTCAAGCTAATTGCGGGTTCCGAAAACTTCCCACGCGTTTGATCGATGCGCAGCATCCTCAGCACAGCCCCATAGTCCGCGTAGAACCCTGCCACGGACGTGATGAATTTGAGATGGTCCGCCTGCCAAGCAAAGGCAGCTTGCCTAACCCAGAGACGCATTCGCTGCAGGTACTTGATGTACCGGGAGGACTGCTCAAGGGTCTGCAACTCATTCTGCGCAAGCTCGAGGTTGAGATACCGGGCTTGAATGTCCTTGAGCAGGAGCTGGACTTGACGCAAGAACAGTAGATTGTGGGGCCTCCAATGCTGATGCACCGACTGGAAGTCGTGACTCGGCTCCTGCTCCAGGATCCATGAGAGGTTTGGATAGAACGGCATCTGGATTTAGGGGACTCCACATAACTCCCGTAGCTGTATGGCTTCTTGTGCAAATGCGTGCCTCAACACTCAAGTCACAGTTACGACAGCCGTGGACCCGCCGCTCGTCGTGACTTTTGCAGATGACCCAACCACGACGGCCGGGACAAGAGCGTTTGGAATAGCAATTGAAGTGCCAGAGATTGTTCCAGTACCACCAGTGATCTGAGCGTTCGTCAAACTGATCGCACCAGTGCCAGTGATGACCACAGTCAGCGGAGCCGCGAAATTTGTCCCCGTGAGAGTGAGGGTGCCACCGACGGGCTTGACAGCCGTCGTCAGCGTAGGGGGCGCTGCAAGAGCAAGCACATTGCTAGATTTAGCGTTCGCAACAACCTTCACGGACGAAGTACCGACAGCGACACCAGTGATGAGAGCTGCTGGAATAACGATAGAAGTTGCACCGACGGTCCCGCTACCCCCTGTGATCTGGGCCTGTGTCAAGGTAACCGCACTGGTTCCAGTAATGACCACCGTCGTAGTATCCGGCGCCACGGACAGGAGAGTGACGCCTGTTAGCGTAAGAATCCCCGCAGCAAGACTAGCACCCGTCAACACTGGGGTCTGAACGTCCGCAGCTAGCACTGAAGCGACAGTGACCAACCCAGCCTGCTGTAGCTTCTTGATCTTGCCCTTACCGGCGGAGAGCACCACGCGTGGCGTCTGGCTCAAGTCTATGTAGCCCGGGACCAACGGATTGCCAGTGCTGGCTTGCGTCCGCGGCACATAGCAAGGCTGCTTAGGCTTGTTCGCGTAGCCATCGCGCTCGTAAGCATCAGGATTGCCAGTCGCGCCCAAACGGTGGACCACCTTGTTCGGCAGACCATCATCAATGTCGTCGACCAGGATGGCACCAGCCACGGTTTGGTTGTGGTACAAGCGATACATGTTATGAACTCTCCTGTGGCAGGTATACGATAGAAGGATTCGTCATGACCCACACGGGTCTGTATGACCACCGCCTCTATGCAGCGCGATCATATGATCCATCGTCAAAGAAAGATCCGTACGTAAGCAGCAAGCGCAAGCGCCGTTGCATCTAGTGCAGAGCCTGACCGCGTCATGTCCCATTCGTCTCAGGGATCTCACAAAAGAATGCGCGGAGTTTGGTTGCCAAGCCCGCGGTCAAAGTGGAAACCCTAGATCACACCGAAGGAACCCATGCGCTGGCAAGATCACAGGCATCCGAGTACCCCAGCTCCATCAGCTCGCGCATTGCCTGGGGCTCGAACGTCAGCCCGTGTCCCACAATCGTGCATAGGTCAATCTTGGGCTTCATGACCCGCAGCGTGACCTTCCGGTAATCTGGATGGTCGTTCTTCAAGTCGCAGATCTTGAGATCGCCTCGCATGACCTCATTGACCAAGAGGTCCAAAGCGCGAAACGCTAGGTCAGGAACCGCCGACTTGCCGGCACAATTGAACGGAGACGGCTGTCGAGGGTCGGAGCACATCACGACGTCGATCTCGGTAGCACCAGCCCGGATGGCCTCGCCCAACGGAGTGCAGGACCGCAAGCCCCCATCGGCCCAAAGCTCCCCCTCGACCTCAACTGGCAGCAGCATCCCGGGAAACGCAGCGGAGGCCAGCACCCACGAAACGATCTCCGGTTCCGTCTCGTCCGCCGTCCGGCTCTCACCGGAGGCCCACGAGACGGCCAGGATGCGAAGCTTCCTCCCAGAGCCTCGAATCTTACCGGCATCAAGCGACCCGCGGACCCACTTGTGCAGGGGCTCCGAGTTGTACACAGAGGGCTTCCAGAGCGCCGACGCGATACCAAACGGCCACCAGGACTTGTGGACCTTCGAGGTGTCTACATCCAACCAAATACGGTTGAGGTATTCCCACGCCTCTTTCGGCGACCCCTTGGGCGCCTGACATAAGACCGCCGCGTTGAGCGCGCCGACCGAGATCCCTGCTACCAAGTCGTAGTCAACACCGTCCTCCGCCATCCATTTTTTTAGGACACCGGCCTCGTACGCACCCTTAGGTCCGCCGCCACTAAGCACCAAAGCTCTCATGACAACGGAAGCCCATAAGTGGCTTCCTCAACAGTCCCAAATCCCACTCATACCGCTCTGCGACCTGGTGGCGCCATTGTCGCCGTACCACGTGGTCGTATTTGAGGCGGCAGATATCTCTAACCAAGCGAGAAAGTGACGCCCAATTGGCACCAATACCGAGCACTGCGCAGTGCTCGTGGAAATGCTGTTTGAGCCGGCGGAAACAGCACCACCGACCCCAATGACGACTGTCGTGGAATCGAAACCCAACCCACTTTCACGCTCTACGGCACCGCCAGCATTGGTAGAAGAGGAAACCACTAACTGCCCCACGAGAAGACACTCTTGCAATCCA